GCGTATAACTACTGGCTACACGCTATTTTACAGACCTATCCACCTATTTAAATAGATAGGGATGAAAACAAGTAAATTAAAAACCTCACGCATTTAATTAATTTTTAATACCTTTGGATTATGAATAGCTATCAAAGACTGAAAAAAGAAAACGAGGAGTTACGAAAAGAAATTTATTTTTTAACTTTAAAAGAGGATTCAATTGAGGCATTTAATATTAGATTAAAATACATTTTGCAAAGCAGAGTTGAAGATATGTTTATGCAAGGAGAAACAACAATAACTAAACTAAATGGTTTACTATGAAAAAACTTTTACTTATTTTAGCAGTAGTGGTATCTAGCTGCTCAACAGATGAAGAACAAAGAACAGAAACAACTAACTGTAATTGCGAAACAATACTAACAGCCGACACGTTCACGCTGCCAAATCAAACAACGCAAACAGTTGCGACGGTTGAAAATGATTGTACAGGAGCGCAAAGACAAAGAAACTTAGTAGGTGTTTATAGTGTAGGGCAAAAGATATGCGATTAATGTGATTGAAGTACTAGCACAAAGCGACGAGCAATGGAGAAAAATGTCTTTACATATTTGCAAGGACAAAGACCTAGCCGACGAACTTGTGCAAGAGATGTATTTAAAATCACATACGTTTAAATCTTCAAATCCTAACTACGTTTTCTTTGTTATAAAACACTTATATTACGATTCTTTAAAGACAAAAGAGATTTGTATTGATGATTTTACTAACTTTGCCTTAATTGATGAAGATTATAAAGAGCCTGTTAATGATTTGTATCTAACAGAAAAGGAGTTCAAAGAATTGCTAAACGGTTTAACGTGGTACGAAAAAACAATGTACCTTAAATCTGAGCAGTATGGACAAAGAGAACTTTCACGAATGACAGGGATAAGACTTCAAACAATTCATAGGGTAAACAAGAACGTTAAATTTAAGATAAGATGTCAAAGAAACCAAAAATAGGAACAGCAATTAAAAAAGCAACACAAGCACTCGGAATAGAGCAATGCGTTAAATGCGAGGAGCGGGAGTTTACGATTAATAAATGGACTCACAAAAAACCAATTAGAAAAGTTGATCCCGCAGATAAAGACTTTAATCCAAGCATTCCGAACGTACAAGAACTGTATTTAAAATACTTCGGTTTAGATAACATTGGAAGCGAGAATAAAAGGATAAATGAGATTATGTTGGAGGACTTGAATAAACTTCTAAAAGATGGGGAAGCATAAGAACATAGAAACACCCGAAAAACTAAAAGAGTATTTCATATCCTATCAAAAGGAAACAAAAAACAATCCTTTTATAGTTAAGGATTGGACAGGAAAAGACGCAACCGAAGTTTATAGGGAAAAGGAAAGACCTCTTACAATAGAGGGTTTTGAGTGTTGGTTAGCAGATAATGATATTATAGCTGATTTAGGCGACTATTTAAAGAATAAAGACAATCGTTACGATGATTATGCACCTATCTGTTCATATATCAAGAAACACACTCGTAAAGACCAAATCGAGGGAGGTATGGCTGGAATATACAACCCAAGTATAACGCAACGATTAAACGGACTTACAGAACAAATCCAAAACACTATAATTGCAGAACAACCATTATTCCCTGACTAATGTTTATTAGAACAACGGTAATAAATAAAATAAAGGCTTTGACTAAATTTGTCAAAGGAATACAAGGAGGCACGTCAGCGGGTAAAACCTACGGGGTGCTTCCTATTTTAATTGATATTGCAACCAAGACGCCGTTAACCGAAATTAGTGTAGTCGCTGAATCAATCCCACATCTCAAACGCGGGGCGATGAAAGACTTTAAAAAGATAATGACCGAAACGGGACGCTGGTTCGACCAGCGTTGGAACGCCACAGACTTTAAATATACATTTGCCAACGGTTCACAGATAGAGTTTTTTTCAGCAGACAACGATAGTAAATTAAGAGGAGCAAGACGGGACTATCTTTATATGAATGAGGCTAACAATATGTTATTTCACGCTTATACTGAATTAGCTTCACGAACTAAATTAGGCGTCTACTTAGATTGGAATCCGACAGAGGAGTTTTGGTTTCATACAGACTTACAAAATGATGATGATGTAGATTTTATTGTAGTTAACTATTTAGATAACGAGGCGTGTCCCGAAAGCGCATTGAACTTCATCAACAAAGCAAAAGAAAAGGCGTTAACTTCTACTTATTGGGATAATTGGTATAAGGTTTATGGCTTAGGTCAACTCGGGCAATTAGAGGGTGTTATTTTTGATAATTGGCAAACGATTGATAGCATACCGCAAGAAGCAAAAATTATCGGGTACGGGTTGGATTTTGGTTACTCAAACGACCCGACAGCTTTAATTGCTGTTTACGAATATGACGGAAAGATAATAGCCGACGAATGTATTTACTCGACTGGTTTATTAAATAGTGATATCATATCGTTAATGAAGCACGAAAAACGTTTACCAATATGGGCGGATAGCGCAGAGCCTAAAAGCATTGAGGAAATAAGACGAAGCGGGTGGAATATTAAACCCGTTGTAAAAGGCGCAGACTCGATAACGTTTGGGATTTCAGTACTTCAAGACCGTGAGATACTTGTAACTAAATCAAGTACAAACCTTATCAAAGAATTAAGGCGTTATAGTTGGGACACTGACAAGGCTGGTAAAAAGTTAAACAAGCCTATTGACGAAATGAATCACGCTATTGATGCGCTTCGATACTTCGCTATGATGGCACTCGCTATTCGTAAACCACGCAAACTTATCTTAGGATAAAAAACAAAACAGACTTTTTTAGTATTAATAGTAAACAATCTATTAATATGAAAGTTGTTATTCCTACCGACTTATCTGAAATCAAACTATCGCAGTACAAGCGATACCAAAAAGTTGTGCAAGACAACCAAAAAGACGAAGTGTACATTTGTATTCAAATGGTTGCTATCTTCTGTAATTTGTCTATTGAGCAAGTTATGACAATACCGTCTTTAGACTTTGCCGAAATAGTAGAAACTATTGCCAAAGTGCTAGACCAAGAGCCGCAATTAACCCGCACATTTAAAATGAACGGTGTTAACTATGGCTTTATTCCAAACTTAGAACAGATTAGCTTAGGCGAACACGCAGACTTAGATACTTGCTTTGGAAACGATGATTTAACCGAGTTAATGTTATCAATCGCATACAGACCAATTAAAAGAAAGGCGGGCGAGTTTTACGAAATTGAACCGTACACCGCAGACCAGAGCAAAGCGGAGTTATTTAAAGACGTTCCTATGTCAGTTGTAAAAGGCTTTACGCTTTTTTTTTGGAATTTAAACAGAGAATTATTGCAGAATACCCTATCCTCTATACCAAAGATAGCACAAGCGGAGGGGCTGAATTTGGAGGAGGCTTTTCAGAACGCTGGGGGTGGTATCAATCTTTTGTCAGACTTGCAAGAGAACTTAGAATTAGACTTTCAGACGTGGGGCAAGAACCTTTATTTGAATCACTCACATTATTATCTTACCTCGTAGATGAAGAACAAGAACAAGCACGGCAATTAAAATCAATACGAAATGAACCAGTACTATAAATGTATTTACTTCCTTAGAAACTCTTTAAAAGATGCTCCGTTATTAAATACGATAACTCAAGGGACTGACATTATCGACAATGTTAAGAAAAACATATTCCCTTTAGCGCATATCAATATACAATCTTCAACCGTGCAAGATGGTCAAGTGTTATTTGTTTTCGAGATAGCGGTGGTAGATATTCGCAACGTAAGTAAGTTACAACCTACTGATAAGTTTATTTCAAATACAAACGAGATTGACAACTTAAATACAACACACGGAATACTTAACTACTTCGTAACTAAAATGAAGATGAAGCGCAACGAAGATGATATTGAAGTTGAAGATGTGGCGCAGTTAGAACCTATTTTGATGGAGTTTACAAATATGCTTGACGGATGGAAAACAACCGTAACGCTTTCAATACCTAACAACGAAATAAAAGTTTGCTGTGAATAACGATAACGTACAAAAAACGCTTGAGGAGTTTGGTCAGTCGGTTATAGACCGTGCAAAATCTAATTTAAAAAAGGGAGGTAAATATGGCTCGCACAATGCTAGTAGTCAATTGTCAAACTCTTTGGCGTTTAAGTTAAAAGAATCATCACGCTCGTTAACGTTTGACTTTTACGCAGAAGATTATTGGAAGTTTTTAGATTACGGAGTTAAGGGTAAAGTATCGAGTGCAAAAGCTCCTAATAGTCCTTTTAAGTTTGGAAGCGGCACAGGTAAGAAAGGCGGTTTAAGAAACGCTATTGATAGATGGGTAATAAGAAAAGGATTAGCGGGTACAAGGGGTAAAGATGGTAGGTTTATGACACGTAAACAAATGGTGTCGATGATTACCCGAAGTATTTATTTAAAAGGAACGCAAGAAACAAAGTTCTTTAGAAACGCTTTTGAGGTTGAATATAAAAACCTAGATGATAACATAGTTGAAAAATACGGTTTGGATGTTGAATCGTTTTTGAAATTTACACTTAAAGAGATATGACAGTAATTTATGTAAGAAGTCCTTATACTATTTCGATTGATGAAGTCGGACAGATAGCGACAAAGATAGAGTTAAGGATTTGGTACAATGGGGACACAAAGCCAACGGATGCGACTTATGTGCTAGAGAAGCAAATACCATCGGCAACACAAACAGAAACGTATTACAATATTGCGCCTTATATCAAAGATTATATTCAGCCAATTAATCCAAACACTATTCTTTTAGAAGATACCGAAGTAAAAGAAATGTATGCGCTAGTTGAAGTAATTACTTTTTATACTACAGACGGCACAACGTGGGAGGAATTAGACACGCTAGACTTTGTGGCAGTCAACGGATTCACTAACCCAAACTTAGGCGCAAATCAAAGTATTACAGACACAACGGTTATATTAACCAATACGGCTATTGAAGTTCAAACTAATAAAGGGTTAACGGTTTTCTCTGGGAATCAAAACGTGCCTTACTTTAATATTCTAGTTGATTGGTTGGCTATTACAGATAAAGAGTTAAGATACTTATATAAGGATTTAAGCGGCGGCAATATCAATACAGAAGTAATACTAACAGACGCAGATGCTGCGGGTATTTACGCCTTTAAAGTTCCTTATCGATTAGATGATGCAGCCTATGTTAGCGGCAATACAATAGAGATACGAGATACTTCTCGAAGTGGTGCTTTAGAACCGTTTGCCCCGATCCGATACGTAACAGTTGACGAGTGTAAATACACGCCTGTTAGATGTGATTTTATTAATCGTCAAGGCGGTTGGCAAACTATTGTATTCTTTAAAGCGCAAACGAATAACTTTGATTTTAAGAGTTCAGAATTTAGCAACCTAGTTGAAAATTGGGATTACGACCCGCTTGTTGGCGGGTCAACTTCTTTTAACTTCGAGGCTAAACAAACCGTTAAGTTAAACACGGGGTGGGTTAAAGAGGATTACATTAGCTTTATGTTTGATTTATTAGCTAGCGAAACTGTTTTATTAGATAGCGTACCTGCTAAATTAAAATCTAAATCACTGCCTTACAAAACGCAGTTAAAAGACCGCAATATCAATTATGAAATTGATTTTGAGTATACGTACAATCTTATAAATGACGTTCAATAATGGTAGGTTTATTTGTTTATATCGATGGAGTAGCGCATAAGCTAGAATTGTTCGCAGACGAAACAATATCTATAACTTCATCAATCCAAAACTTTAGAGATTTAGGTAAAATCTTTACGGACTATACTAAATCTTTTACTATTCCAGCATCGAGCCACAACAATAGAATTTTAAAACATTGGTACAATAGCGAAGTAGGCGCAACCTCTTTGGATAATCCACTTAATGTAGATGGAGCGTTCGACCATAGAATAACTTATTACGGTTATATTGAAATAGATGGTACGTTCTTTAGAAACGGTAAGTATTTATTAAAAGGAAGTCAAAAGAAAAACAATAAAATCGACAATTATAAGATTGATTTTAAAGGAAACTTAGTACAGCTAAAACAAAGATTCAAAGATGATAAACTAAATTCTTTGTCAACTATTGTAGATGATATTAGAGTTAGTTTGTACGACCAATTAAATCATCCGTGGGATTTAGGAGAAGTTCAAGATAGAGTTACAGCGAGTACGCCGACGGCTATTGCGTATCCTATCATCGGGGCAAAGCGTAAATTTTATTTAGATAGCGGAACACCGTCGCAAGATATATCTCACGCAAGCGGCAAACTTTTATTTAATGAAATATTCCCAGCGATACAAGTCACAAAGGTTTTGGAATACATACAAAGTGCATACGGGATTACATTTGAGGGAGCGTTTATTGAAAGTCAAACCTTTAGTAAACTATTTCTTTATCTAAAAAATCAAGATGAATTTACAATTAAACCTGAACTTTTAAGAATAAACTTTACATCTAAGGATGCAGATACTAGAATTGAAGATGTTTTCGGAACTTTAATTGATACCGATACGGGTGCGGGTTTTACAGATTTAGACTTAACTACCGATGTACTTACTTTTGACCGTGATTTTATAAATCAATT